GATCGCGAAAGACACGTCAGCCACGGAGTACTTGTTCGTGGTCGCGTTCGTCGCCTTGAACCACAATGTTGGCGGGCCGTCCGTGGTCAAACCGTCTCGCTTCTCCACGACGGCAGAGTTGACAAAGATTGGCCCCGCCGACCCCAGGAAGACTTGCGAAGTCCAGAGGATCGCGCCGCCACTTAGTAGGGCGCTCGTGACGACAGAATCAGCGAGGTCGACCCCGGCGGTGGTCTTCGCGCTCGAGATGGTGTAAGCCGAGCTGACGACATAGAGCGACGCGGCTCCGGTCGTTCCCATCCGTAACCGGTCGACACCGCCGACGACATGGATGTCGATGTCGCAGTCGCCTTCCTCGGAGTCGATCGAGGTCGACGTCGCGGCATAGGCGCTGTTGTCCGACAACATGTCGACGGGGAAGGTGCATGACACGACGGCGGTTCCGAGCAAGGCGCGACCTCCCGGCCCGAACCGCATCCCGTCCCAAGCGGGACTGTCACCAGGCGCGAAACCCTTACCGCCCACGGTCTCGATCGGAACCCGACCGTCCACCGCGCGCGAGGCATGCATCCCCCGCGCCGGCCTACTCACCGGGAATCACCGACGCATCACCGGCCGGGGTGATCCGAAACGTCGTCCTCCACGAAGATGTCGTCACGTCGTGCGACACCCCCTCAATGAAGTAGTCCCGTTTCGTCCCGCGGGCCTGACCCTTCGGGATGATCGCGACCGTGATCCGGTCACTGATCTCCCGCGTCAACGCCTGCACCATCGCCGCGTCGTACGCATACGCGTCGATCGTCAACGACTCGAACCGCTTGCTGTCGTCGTTCAGCAGCAGCAGCGCATCGTTCACGCGGTCCTGCGCGTCCGTCGGCTTGAGCAGCGTGTTCCCGAGGTCCAGCACGATCGGCGGATTCAGGTCTGTGATGTCGCCGCTGTCATCGAACTTCTCCGTGCCATTGCAGTCCGTGATCGTCACGTAGTTGTACGAGCGCAGGTCATCGTTCGCGGACTTGACGTCTTCCGGCACGAGCGGAATCTCCCCGTCGACACCGCTGTTGCCGAACGTCGCCTGTGAGACGGTGGCGAGCGTGTTGTCCGTGCGGAACCGGGTGCCCTGAAAGACGAAGATCCCGTCGCCGCGCATGAACGCGCAACCACCCTCGGCTCGAACCATGTCCTGCACGTTGTCCAGGCTGTTCGTGTCGTTGTACGCGTACTCGACAACAGTCCGGCACGCATAGCCGTCCGCGTTCAACTCGAACTCACCCGACGGGATGATGTGCGTCGCGCCATAGCCGCCGGCGAGAAGGATCGCGGACAGCCGATCGTCCGTGCCTTCCTCGACCGTCGAGCCGGTGTTCTTCCGCTGAGCGATCAGCTTGAACCTGTCTGTGCCAGTCAACGTCGTCACCGACCACGCAGCGTTCCCCGGCCAGGTCCTCGACCAGTCATCCGCGTATGTGGTCGCCAGTCGGTACGTCGTACCGTCCTTCACGGCCGAGATCCGCGTCCGGCGGTTCCGCGTCACCTGGCCGTAGAACAGCCCATCCGGGTTGTCGTTGTCGTAGTTCCCGTCCGCGTCGGCTAGCTGAACCGTCGACGAGCCGGGGTCACACACCTCGTACTCGAGCGTGCGGCCACGGTCTGTGTTGAACGCGATCGCGTCAGCGGTGACGTCGGTGTAGTCCGGGTCGGGGTCGGTGGCGTCCGTGTCGAACGCGATCTCGATTAGTACCGAGTCCAACGTCGGAATCAAACACGGAACCGGCACCGACGGGGGGTCCGGAAGGTTCTGCTCCGGGTCCGTCTCGTCAGCGTTCGGGCCGTACGAGAAGCAATACAGGTCACCGGCGGGGGTGTCGAACGGCCCCTCGCCCGACGTCACAGTGTCATCGGCGAGACGCTCGAACGTGCTGAACCCGTCAGCCGCCCGGTACAGGACATAGCCGCCGTGCCACAGGCCACACGGATTCACACCCGTGCCGACGATCAGATAGCCCGAACCGTCCGCATCGAGCGCCACCGCGGGCGGTGACAACGGACCGCCCGACCAGGCCAACGCCGTGCCGTACCAGAACCCGTTCGTCGGACAGTACGTGCTCACGACGCCCTGCCCCTCCCGCTAGCCCGGCCGTTCCAGTCGTTCACGGCCTGCGCCAGCACACGGCCGTCGACGACGAGCTGGATGATCTGCGGGGTCGGCTTCGGTGCCTTGCCGAGAACACCGAGCGTCGCCCGGTCACCAGCCAGACCGGCGGCCCGGTCGATGCCGCCCTGCACACCGTTGAACTGCTTCACCTGCGCGGCGGACGCGGAAGCGAGCCCTTGCGCTGTTGCCATCCCGCCGTCGACACCGGCGGCGGCGACCTGCGAGATGATCGACGGGGCGAACCCCTTGTGCGTCATGGTCGAGATCAGGGCGGCGAACCGCTTGACCTGCGCCATCTTCTTCGCGAACGCGGCCAGCAGATCCTTAGCCGTCCACGAGATACCGGACTGCAGCACCGAGTTCGACCCGATAAGGGAGTCCTTGATCCCGGCGCTCATGTCCTTGCGGGCCTGTAGCGCGTCGCGGATCTTCTGCGTCGCCTTCTCGAGTGCCTCGGCGGCCTTGCGCTTCGCCTCCGCGGCCTTCTCGACCGCAGCGTTCTGCCTGGCCTGTGTCGCCGCGAACTGGTCGGTGGCGTAGTCCGTCGCCCCCGCCACCGTGCTGGCGGCGTTCTTGATCGCGACGGCCTGCTGTGCGGCCGTCGACTTGACCTGTGCCGGCGCTACCGAGCGGGCGCCACCGCGCGCCTTCTGCCCGTAGTCGTCGGGCGTCTGGACCGCGTGCGGCGTCAAGGGGAGCGCGGCTGCTGCGGCGGCCGCAGCTCGCTGACGGAGCCCGTCCAGTCCCGTGGGGTCGCGAACCTTGTCGATCAGGCCCTGGTTGTTGCTGATCCCCTTGCGAGCGCCATCGGCGCCGACCACAACCGCGCCCGCCAGAAGACCAACGGTGCCGATTCCGCCGCCTGCAACACCGCCGGGGGCGGGAGCGGGCTTGATCCGCAGACTCCAAATGGCGGCCGACTTTGTAGCCGCCGCATAGACGACCATGCTGGCCGCTAGCGCCTTGAGTGCGTCCGGGTGGTCGGCGAAGAACTTGACGGCCGGCACGACGGTCGTGTTGAGGACGCCGCCGACCTCGCGGGCAACACCGCCGATCTGGCCGAGCGCATCGCGGATCTGGCCGCCTGTGCCGACACCGCGCTCGAACTCGTCGAACAGTTGAGCTGCGGCCTTGACGGCCTTGATCTTGTATGGGAGGAGCTTCTGACCCAGCGTCGCCGACAGGTCCGCCATGCGCTTCTCGAGTTGCCGCGTGCTGTTGGCCTCACCGTCGAGCGTGCGGGCGGCATCGCCCTGCGCCTTCACCGTGTCCTTGAGGATGATCGACTGCCGGGCCTGTACCTTCACGGCGTCGGACAAGACAGCCTTCTGCCCGTGCATCGCCTTCGTCAACCCGGCTTCGGCGCGCGCCAACCCATCACGGGCCTGCGCCGCGGCGAGAGTGCCCTTGCCGTGCGCCTTCTCAACCGCCGACACCTTCACTGTCGCGGCAGCTACGGCGTTGTTCGCCGCGACGATCGCGGCAGCGTTCTTGACGGGCTTCGCCAGACCGAGCGCGTATGCCTCGGCCTCGACACGGGCCTCGGACAGCGAGACGCCGAAGCGCCGCAGGGGCTCGGCCTCGCCGAGCAGACCGGAGCGGAGCGCGAGGAGGGCCTCGTCGGTGTTGGCGTCATCGAAGGATGCCAGGTCGGAGGCGAGGCCGACGAGCGTGGTCGACATGCCAGCGGCGGCCTTGTCGCCAACACCGAGCGCGATGAACAGGTTCCCGAACGTCGCGACGCCCTCGACCGCGGCCTGGCGGGACAACAGAATGTTCTTCGTGTTGTCCGCCGCCCACGCCTCAACGTCCTTGGAGTAGGCCCCGAAGACCTGGCGGGACTTGCTGACCGACTCGACCGTCGCTGAGGCCGCGTCGATGCTGGCGTTCGCCAGTGCACCGAGCGAACGGACACCGCCCGCGGCGGCTGACGCGAGACCGGCAATCCCTCGGCCCGCGAGGGTGCCCACGGCCGTTCCGAGGGCGGTGCTCGCGGTGTGACCGCGACGCGACACGCTGTCCATCTCGTGACGGGCCTTCGCGGCCGCACGGGCGAGACTGTCGGCGTCGCCGATGAAGTTGACGCGGACGTCACTGTTACGTCCCATCGCCAACCTCCTCGATCATCGTGAGCAGAACGTCGGTGTGCTGGCGCTCTAGGGCGTCGAAGGGGATTCCGGTTCGGCAGGAGAGTCGGGCGAGGCTCCGTCCCCAGGAGCCGGCGGGAAAGGGGCGGACTCATCCCCTACGAACTCGAGGCCGGCCACGTCGTCGAGGAACTCGTCGAACGCGCGAGGCTCCTGCTTGGTCCGGTGCAGCACCGACCACGCGAGGTAGAGGAACCACTCCTCACGCGAAGACCCTGCCGAGAACACGTCGGACAGCGGACGCTCGTACTGCCGCTCGAACGAGACGACATCCTTGGAGATGGTCGTGACCTTCGTATCCGGTCGGCCATCGGCGAACTTGACGAGCAGGTCGATCTTCATGCAGAGGTGTCCCCTCGTTGGATGGTCAGAGACCGAGCTCGCGCTTGGTCTCCTCGAGCGCCCGCTCGGCGGCAGCCCTCGTCTCAGCGAGGTGCTCGTCGACGGTCGGGTAGAGGTAGCGGCCACGACGGCCGGGTGTCAGCGGACGTCGCTGCGTCCCGTGACGGCCGCCGGTGGGCTTGAGCACGCCACCGAAGTCCAACCACGCGACATACGGCGACTTGCCCTTGCCCAACTTGACGAACGCGACGTTGGCGCTGGCCCCGCTCGTGACGGCCGAGCGGGCACGGCCGGGCGTGTGTCCGCGCTGTGCCGGTCCGCGCGGCATCTTGGCGCGCACCGCGTCGCGGACCTCGGCAGCAAGGACCCGGAACCGGCTGGACAACTTCTTGGACAGCACCGGGTCGATCTGCTTGAGCGACTTCTGCAACTCGGCGAGACCGATGATCTGCACCGCGTCGTAAGGCGCACCGCCCCGGCCGCCCGACACCGACGAACCGTTGCCACTGAGTCCGCGGTACAGCAACGATCCGCCGGTGAAGCGACCAGCCACGCCTACGGGGAGACGGCGCGCGTGACCGTGCCCGACGTCGGGTAGGACACAGACAGCGCCGCGAGGTCACCCACAGACGCACCGAAGGGCTTGACCTCCTTGACGAGAATCGAACCCTGATACTCCGGGTTAGTCGCCGAGGTCGCGGCCGTCGTCGACTTGATCGTGAACGACACGACCGTCCCGAACGCAGTCCACAGGGTCGCATCAACATTCGATGCGGCCTTGTCGTCGAGGAAGTTGAGGGTAAGAGTCCCCTCCTTGAGCCCACCGAGCTTCGACCGCCAGCCGGCCGTGCCGAACGTCGTGGTGTCGAGCTCCTCGGCGGTCAGGGGCAGCTCGGCCGAGGTCAGGTGGTCGGAGAGGTTGACGCTGTTGATCACGATCTTGTAGTCGGTTGCGGAGAAGACGGCCACGGTGAACCCTTCGGGTGTCGAGCGGGGAGGATGGAGGGGTGGTACTTAGGCCGGGCCGATGCCGATGGAGGCCACGAACAGGAACGACGGGGAGGACCCCGAGATGACGAGCGACAGGCGATACCAGTCGTCGGCGGTCACACCGGCCGCACCGGCGAGCCACTGGCTCCCCACAGCAGTCAGTCCCGCGCCTGCCACAACCGTCGCGGGAGTGGCGAAGCCGACACCGTTGTCGCCTTGCAAGGTCGCGGTCATCGTCGGCGAGCCGGTGCCACTCACGGCGAGCACATGGATGGCGCAGTAGACCTTCTCGGCCGCACCCGGTGTGGCGAGCTGAATCGGGGTCGTCGTCGCCGTCGCAGTCCGAGCGGTCGAGTTCGCGACCTTGCCCCGCACCAGCGGAACACCCGAACCGGACCCGGAGGACTCGTAGGCGACCAAGGCCCCGATATCAGCCTTCTGCGTGTATTGCAACCGGGTGAGCTTCGTGAAGTAGGCCAGGTCCCCCACCGTCGGCGTCGCAGCAAGCACCGTGTATGGAACGTTGGCGACGCCGAGGTCAGCGAAGAAGCGGTCGTCGGGGAGGGTGCCGTCACCGGCCTGGAAGAACCCACCGACCATCGACTGCACGCTTCTGAGCCCCGCGGCCTTCTCGCGCCAACCGCTAGAGGCGAACGTCGTCGCGTCCTGCTCCTCGACGTCCGCGGCGAGGTCAATGCGGTTGGAGTGGCCGGACAGGTCAGCGCCGTCGGCGTAGATCCGTGCGTCGGTCAAGGCGTACACGGCCACGGTCAGACTCCTCGGGTGGTTACTTGGACGACGAACTCAGCGCCGATGTAGTCGGTATCGCCGACCGTGTAAACGCCGATGTTCCGGGCGCCCGTCACCACCGCGTCGGTGTCGGCGAGACCCAACGTCTTGTCCGCCTCAACAGCGGCCTTCACGCTCTTGCTGCCCGTCTCGGCGAGATACGCGGCGAGGTCGGCCTGCGCGGAACGGTCGGTCGCGCGGGTGACGTACACGCGGATCACGAACTCGTCGCGGGTGAACCCCGACGCCATCGTCAGGTGATACTCGATCTCCTCCGGCAGCCCCACGGCGGCGGCGGGGACGGACACCTTGTCGGCGTGATAGCCGGTGACGTTGATGCCGGTGATCGTGTTCAGTCGCGTCTCGAGCCCCGTGATGCACTGCGCCGGGGTCGCCACTAGATCAACGGCCGGATGAAGTCCGCGAGCAACATGCACGCGTCCGGGTCCTCGTACCGGGACACCCGCACCACACCGAACTCGCCCGAGCCCGCCACACCGGACGGGCTGTCCTTGCGGCGGAACAGTCGCGCAGCGATCAGAAGCGTCGCCTGCTTGACCTCCTCCGGCACGGCCGGCCAGCCCCACTTCGCGGTGATCTGCACACCCGGCCGCAACCCTCGAGGGAATGAGCGCCCCCCGACAGCTTCGATCTTCGTGAGCGCCCGACCGTCGACGAGATTGTTGAACGGCCCCGCGAGATAGTCCGTGGTGATCGTCCACGTCGTCTCGAACGTGCCATCACCGTTGTCGTCGGTCGCGACGATGAGGCCCGTGAGGGTCGAGAAGTCGTCCACGTACAGGCAGCGCCAGTCGTTCACCTTGAACGTCCGGGCCGTCGCCGAACCGTCCAGGGTGAACCGGCGGCGGCAGTGCTTGTCGACGGCGCGGGACGCGAAGGTCAGCGCCCGTGTTAGCGCCGTGTCGTCCACGCTGTCGGTGATGCCGAGGCTCGCCTTGAGCTCGGCGATCGTGATGTAGTCGGCCATGCGACATCCCCCTTCCGTGGAGGGTCAGAACGAAAGGGGAAAACCGACTGTCCGAGGGTGCGCTAGCCCCGATTAGCGGATGGTTCAGCCGGGGCGCTGAGTGACGAGAACGGCGAGGTTGATGTCCGTCATGTCGCAGGTCAGTGCGGTCCCGTCCAACTGCACCCGGACCCCGACCGGCCCGTCCCCGGCGAAGACGTGATCCGTGCCGGACAGACCGAACTGCGCCGTCGGGAGACCGCCGCCGCCGGGCAGGGCGACAGGTACCCAGTCGTAGAACGAGTTGCTGTTCGGGAGCACCGTGAGTTGCACCATCTTGCCGAGGTCGGCCGGGTCGCAGTGACCGCTGCCGCCCACCCACAGGTCGTAGATGTAGTCCCCCGCAGGAACCTCGACGTGACCGACCGCGTTCACTGTCACGGCCAGCGGTAGGGCTGTCCCAGCGGCGCCCCAGTAGTCCGCCCCGGTGATGACCGTCGCGCCCGTCAGGTCCAGCCACGCCGTCGTACCCGCGGCCAGGATGAGACCGGACTTGCTCACGAATGCCAGCGGCGTCGCGGACATGAGAACTACGGGCGGAACCGTCACAGACGCACTCCTCCTGGTCGCCGTCACCGGGTGGCGATCACGACGTAACCCGCGACCGTGGCGTCCACGGTCAGGTGGGACGTGTCGATCTTGATGACGAACGCGGCGTCTTCCTCACCCGCGAACACGCGATCCATCGTGGTGAACTTGAACTTCGCTTCGTGACCCGCCCCGGCCACAACGGACTCCGTGCGGAAGTCCGGGTCGTAACCCGTGAAGTAGCAACCGACGGTCTTGCCATCGTCCGCGGCGTCACAGGCGACCGTCAGGACGATCCAGATGTCGTAGGCCGTGTCCGCGTCTGGCAGGCTGATGCCGCCGGCGTCCGCCACCACGTCCAGGTCGAGCGCGGTGCCAGGCGTGCCCCAGTAGTCGTCACCCTTCGAGACGGTCGACCCGGCGAACGACACAACCCGGTTCGCGCCGCCGAACGCAAGAGTCTGCCCGCCGGGGTGGTCGACACGGGCGATCTTCTTCGTCGACAGTGCACTAGAAGTGCCACTACCGCCGCCCGCCGCCATCGCGATCAGAGACGAACTGCCAGCCGCCGGCGTCACCCTCTGCGGCGTACTCGACCCCGACGAGAAGTCCAAGACGGCGACCCCACCGGACCCGTTCGCCAGCTCACGCTCACCCGACTTCGCCGACACGCCTT